TACTGAGCCTCTACGGTCTGCTTTTCAGCTGACTTAAAGCCAAGTGTTTGTAATAGTCCCATAGTCTCCATTTTCCCATATAGTCAAGCATATGTACCGTTATCTTGAGCGTGTCTAAACGTAAACTTTAGCCTCGCCTAAAGGTTGAGTAAGTACGTGTACGACCATACTTAAACCGATAGCAATATCAACCGGGCCGGCGGATTTACGGCGGATAATTCTCCAAGAGGCATCCGACTCTTTAGCGGCGCAATTTGCCATATGTGTAACTAGCTCATCTTGCCCCGAGTGCACAAGCCTTTTATTAGCTAGAGCTTCATAGAGATCCCCGGAGGCCTGATAGCCCTTAGTACCGGATATATCCATAATCTGTATACCGTTTACCTCAAGGCGTTTAGCGATCGAGGCCGTAGTGTATTTATCGTAAGCTACAGCTCTCGGATAATAAACTTTTGCCCACTTGGCGATAGCGTTAGCTACAAAGAGCTCATCGATCGATACGTCCGAGTGGAATATCTCGAGTACAGCTACGCCTATGCGACCATCGGGGAGTACTTGGCCCATAACTAACGAGCCATCTCTACGACTCGGAGCTACGTCAAAGGCAAAAATAGTAAGAGGCCCGGGAGCAAGTTTTAGATCCTTATCGCCTGACTCCTCTACCGACATATGCGGCCAAGGGCTAGCTGTAGAGCTGACCCATTGGCATAACATCTCAGTCTTAGTAGTTTCGATAGGTTGAGTAGCTACGGCCTCCTCAAGAGCCTCCATAGTTACCATATATCCAAGCGCCGGGTTAGCGTAAGCCCAAGCGGTACGGTCGGTTATCTTGGCAAAAGGCGGCGCTGAGTATTCATAGTAGCCAAACGTCTTAGGCGGTGTACTGCGAGCGCGCTCGACTAGATCGTTCAGCACGGTACTAAAACTATCGCCTGCATTTGAGGTTAAAAGTGTTTGAGCGTTTGGTTTAGCGCGTGTAGTAGGAGTAGCAGCTCTAAAGCCCTCCTCGGATATTTCGCGGATTTCATCAACGTATAAAAACGAGGCAGACCTGCCGCGGCTGCCGTCTCTAGTAGCTGCGACCACGTCGAGGCGGTGTCCGTTTTTTAGCTCTATGGACTCGGTGCCGTTCGCGTACCGGATCTGCTTAACCTGCCGGCTTAGCTCGGCCGAGCCCTCGATAGCGTAAGCCACCTGCCTAAAGGTGTCTAAAGCCATCGATCTATTAGAGCTCATAATAAGTACGTTAGGGCTATCGAATAAAAACATATGCCCGAGCATCATCATACGCGCGAGGTGAGTTTTACCCTGTTGCCGGGCGCATAAAACGAGGTTAGTTTTACGGATAAACATATTAGCCTCGTCTACGGCAGTCATATCTCGAATTACAAAATCCTGCCAAGGCAAAAGAGGCAGCCCGATACTTTCGGCTAGCTGCGAGATTTCATCGCCACGATTAGGGCCCTTAATGTACGGACTATGTAGCCTAGGCTCAGTAGCCCCATATACAGGCTTTTTAGTTTGGGTCATAAAGTTACTAATCCTGTTCAGTTTGGCCCACACACGGACCGTTAGGGACCGTACTGGTGGTGATCGGGGAGATTAAGATCGGAAAGGCAGGGGGGGTAAACGCTGACGCTAAAAAAACGCCTTGTGAGCGTGATCCTTTAGAGCTGTTGCATCTCTTACAGCAAGCAACCATATTCTCAAGGCTAATAGGATCTCCTCCGGCTTTGATACTGACTATATGATCCACAGTATTAGCATCTTGTCCACAGTAATAGCACACGTAGCCATCTCTAGCTAAGACTATCTCGCGCTGCTTCCGGTACTGCCTAGTAAGCCTAGGATCGTGGCTACCTTGTACCATCTAGTAGTGCCCGGCTTTCTTATGATGGGCAAGAGCTTTACATACAGTGCCGTACCTATGCTCTATGTACTTGAGTCCTAGGTCTATCTGCTTATATGGATCAAGCTCTTTAAGCTTTAAGAGTTGAGGTATGCCGTAAGCAGTGCTCTTAGGGTTATCAGCTCTTGGATTCCATCTACTCTCTTTATTCCATAAGAGCTCTAAGCATCGATACTGCTTAGCATCTAATAGCTTTATATGAGCATAGAGTTTGTAGTTATTAATATCTCTTGCAGTACTTAAAGCCTTAGCTGTAGGCATATTGGTAAATAGCAATAGACCGGCCAATAGCACCAAACTACGCCTGCGAGCTATCCGCCTCAGCGGCTCGCCTGCGAGTATGGAGCGTAAACCCTTAGTCAAGTTACTGGCAAGTATGTGGATAACTTGAGCGTACTGCCTGCGTGTCCTCCACAGGTTATCCACAGGCTAACTCGCAGTCTTTAGAGTGATTCTTTATAGATACTTGGAGGATAGTTACAGCTACTAAAGGCCGTGCGCTATCGATTATGAACTTTTTACCACAGTCGCACGTATGCGTAATCTCAGTCCTCATTTATATCCTCCCATTTTGTACTCGTGAGTAACTCAAGCGCATATTTAGCTTGTTGAGGTACGACACCGTTGCCCAACATCTTTAATTGCTGACTGCGTGATAGGCCTGTATCTGTAACCCATCCGACCGGCAAACCCATCATATATTCGACAAACTCAGGGTTTAGTCTCCCAAGTTGATCCAATGTATTCGGCGCTGTTTGCAGAGACATTTCACGTCGTGAAGCAAATCTGCTCCGAAGTTTCGACATTTGCCTGTCGTGTGGCTGATATTGGTCGTGGGGGTCGCTATCAACCTGACGGCCACCCCTGTGCTCATCCCTGGTTTTCCCTTGGTCTTGCCCATCTCGTAATCTGTTACTCGGCTCTGATATGCCTCGATCGGTTCGTCGTGGTTGCGAGTGTGCATCGCAGTAGGAGTTGGTAGTAAAGCTTTCGATAGGCCCATCTGTCTCCGTGGTACATAACTGATCTTGGCATCGTTGGCTAGCGGGGTAGGCAATAACGAATAATCGTTTTCTTTGGTGGGGCGCTCCGACATCACTAGCTCGTACAATTTCCCACCGTGCGTCATACCCGATTTCGGTAAGGTCTGCGAGTACTTGATCGAATCCGAGGCTAAGGTGGCCTGCAACGTTTTCCAATACGACATAACTTGGTCGTAAGTGGCTAATAATTTCTTTGATATATGGCCATAAGTGTCTTTCATCATCTGATCCTTTTCTATATCCTGCGTGGCTAAACGGCTGACAGGGATAACCGGCCGTAAGTATGTCTATAGGCTCAACCTCAGCCCAGTTAATCGATTTAATGTCTCCGTAATTAGGTATATCAAAGCGCATATCGATTAATTTAGAAACGTTTTTATCAAACTCAGCGCACCAAACGGTACGAGCGTTAAAGTGCTCCTCTACTGCAAGGTCTAAGCCGCCATAACCTGTACATAGCGATCCTATTTTCATTTAGATCCACCCCATCCGGTGCCCTTAAAGCTAATACCGGGCACTGAGTAGACCTGCCTCATAGCTGTACCGCAACATATGGGCGCTACGTTTTCGCCTATTGGCTGTATCGAGTTGTACCGGATATTACAGCTTATGCACTCATACTCATACGTTGGCATCTTTAGGCTCCTCGACCATACATACACCCATTACCCCACACTTAGTACACTGCAGGGTCTTTACATATGGCGGTAGGTTATCGCTAATTATGCGCTCGATCTGATCCGTAACCTTTTTACAGACTCGGCACTCGTATTTATAGGTAGTCATTTACGGCAGTCCGCACATAACCACATTACGACCTCGTTACCTACATCTTTGATATCTAGGCCACCTAAGCCGTTACTCCACTTAAAGCAGCCGTCGCACTGCACCGCTACCGTTACCGTAACCTCGCCGTCTCGGCCTATTGTCTTAGCAAAACCATCTTTAATAAACGTCATTTCTCCCATTAGAGCTGTACCGCCTTATCTATATGTAGTAACGCTACCTTTTTATCGATCTCCGCGCCCTTATCAAAGGTGCTAGCCGGTAAGCGCTTAGTAATCCAAGTAACCGTAATTTTGCGTAGGTTAAACGCGTATATGCCTTTCGGCGTTGAGTTAATGTAAAATGGAGTAAATCCCAAATCCTGAGCTCTATCCATTAGCGACTCGTATTTATCCTTTTCGAGTATTAACTCGTCGTAATGAGTCTTACGGCATTTGAGCTCAATAGTGAGCCTATAGCCGTTACTCGTAGCATCTATGTACTCGTACTCGTGCTCGGTCTTTTGCAAGTCCTCTAAATACGTGCTCTTTATATAGTCAAAGAGAGACTGCTCGGTTAGATTTGAGGTTTCCATTTGCCATCGCTCGCTAATACGTGCCATCGAGGAGTGCACTGAGTAGCTTTATTCTTTTCAGTACATCGATAAGCGGCCCACGGTTTACCTACCTTGCTCGTACCCTCAGCCCATACCATCGTGCCGTGAGGGCATCGAGGCGGCTCAGCCGGTAACTTGCCGCCTAGCCCCTCTTGGATCGTTGCCATAGCTGTAGCTATTGTCGGTATACCCTCTTTAGCTGCATTTACGGCCCAAGGATCAGGCTCCGAGTTTGCATAAGATGCCTCTACCTTTTGCATATCCTGAGCTGTAGGCCTACCGCCATCGCTCGGCGTTAAAAGGCCTATAACTCTACCGTAGGCGGACGTGAGACAGTCCTCTATAAACCATTTTTTCATATTTTGCGGCAGTGTCGCTACGTTACCAAAAGCGTAATCGACCGCGCTTGGCACCGTGTCCTCGTACTCTCGGTAAGCCTCAGCTCTTACAAGGATCGTGCCCTTGTCTATATCTATATGCTCGATAAAAGCGATCAAGCGCCCGGATGGAAACTCGGTACGGAAACGCTTAATACGGCTGTTTACGTCCTCATAATTATCTAAGAATCCCATTATTTAACCAAGCCTTGCTCCTGTAGAGCTTTGTAGATAGCTCGTCCTCGGATAAAGCCCTCGCCGTGTCCTTGTCGGTACCCGAGTGTATAAGCCGTTTTGATAAACGCTGCCATTATCCCGGTTATGGTAAACACTATTAGAAAGTCTGCACTGTTCATATATCGCCCTTTGTTAAGGCCGATTAGGCTACTACCCGAGTAGCCCTCTCGGCGTGTGTAGTATCAGTATGAGGGCATCCTCCGACATATCGCAACTATTTAGCTAGGCGTGTCGCTTTTTGTCGGTTCTTTAGGCTTAGATTTAAGGCCATTACCGGCGAGTACGCCGCCTAAAGCTCCGGTTAAGAATATAGCGAGAGTCTGTAGCAGCTGTATAAAGTCTCGATCGTTAGGAGCTTGAGCCCCTACAGGCTGAGTTACAAAGACAAGCGCATAAACCGCACCGCCTGTAATTACAAAAAAGGTAAGGGCAAGTACCGCACCAATAAGAAAAATTAAACGAGCGTGTATATCCTCAGGCGTTAGCCTTTTCTTTTCTCTATTCATTTCTCGTAATAAGATCCTTAGAGCAGGTGCCGGTAACCGTGCACTGCGGCTCAACGCACTCAGGCTTTGACCAGTTCTCGTATTCTTGGCACTCATACCTAACCCATCCGTCGTAACCGCACCCCGATAGGAGCAAAATCCCCAATAATGCCCCTATCAGGGCCCGGATCATTTAGCGCCTAGGCCGTACTGCTTCTCGCTTGGCTGCACTGCTTTAAGTAGAGGGCCTACTAAGCCTGCTATAAACGCGTTAGCTAGTACTTTAGGATCTGTAATACCGGACATATAAAGCGCCGCCGCACTTGCTAAAGCTGCACGTGCGTAGGATTTACCGGCTGCGATTAGTTGCTCTTTCATTTTGTTACTCCTTAGTGCCCTTAAGGATTTAGATAATTATAAGCCTAAACTCTTTATTAAGGCTTTAGCCTTGGCAGGTGTCGCTTGTACCTCAAAGTGCATATCGTCCGGTCTGCTCTTAAAATCGCCGCCCCACTTGAGGCCGTACTTTTTAGCTAGGGCCCGGATCATCGGTACCTTTTCAGACGGAAACGTATCGTACTTACCGAGTGGGTGTTTAGTAGCGTTAAGGTCAATAGCTGTACCGGATGAGTGGCACGATAATTTATCTGTAGTGCCTCGTACCATCCTAAAAGCGTAACCCCAGTCATCAAAGGTACCCTGATCGATCGGCTCGATTAGCTCGTGAAACTCTGCAGCAAAGGCGGCCAAGAGTGGGCCCACACTCTCAGCGCACCTAAGCTTACGATCCGTACCCTTTACTAGGTAGGACTTTATCTTTATCTCGTCCGGGTCTTTAGAGGCCGGGTATCCGTTATAACTTGTAAGCATTAGCCCAGGAGTAAAGCTGCTTCATCGGCTGTAATGCCTAAGCGTTCAAGTAGTACGGCTTTAGCTTCGGTTTTGCTTTGTAGTTTTGCTATATCAGCTGCGCGATCAGCGGCTACTTTTTCTAATTCTGTAACTTCTTTTTGTGTAAGTGTAATTTCTAGAATTTCGCCTGTAGCTACGTTATGTTCTACTCTAATCATTATTTTACCCCATATAGTATATAAGTACCGCCGGCCCAGTTACCCGAGGTAACGCCAAAATCTATACGATCAACTGCAGCCGGTGTGCCTGCGTTCCACATAACCATACCGCGCTCGGTAACGTAATTCGCACCGCTAGGTTCAACTTGTCCGACTACGTAGTCCATTAATTTATTAGCGGTCGTATTTGTATAATCATAAAAGTTTATTGTTAAAGCGTTTCTAAAATTACCGTTATCTATATTGTAATTAGCAGACGCAAAAGCCCGGCTATTTAATTGTCCACCGCTAGCAGCCGTTGAGGTGGACTGATAAGTAAAGTTTAGATTATAAACGTTTGAGGTCTGATCGTTATTACAAGTAAAAAAAACTCCTACGTTATCGTTTACCGGATAATGATCTCTAATAACTAATTGTAAATTGTTATAAGAGGCTGAAATACTAGAAAGAGTTAAAACTCCTGCTCCGGTAGGTAAAGATCCGCTCGCTAAAACGGTCATACCGCCGCCACTTGCAGGTGCTGCCCAAGTTAAGCCGGTTGCAGCTGTTGAGTCAGCTGTTAGAACTGTGCCATTACTGCCTACTGCTAAACGAGCCGGAGTATCTGCAGCCGTAGCCGCAATTAAATCACCTTTAGCATCGACTATAGTATTTTGGATAGCGTTAGCATCATCGGAGGTAACCCAAGTAAAATCCATATCCGTACCTGAGGTTTTACTAAGTACCTGCCCGGTAGTGCCACCTTTAAGATCAAGTAGCGAGGCATCGATAGAATCTCCTAGAGCCTCGATAGCTGTAGCTCCATCTTTAACAAGGTCGGTAGACGTAGGTACCGGCCATCCAAAATTAGGCGTTACTGTTGCCATTAGGTTAAACCTCCAAAAGCATTTTGCCAGATAAGAGTAGCATTTACCCCAGTCCATACAAGGGATCCCGGGGTAACTGTTGCCCACTGTGGCGCGACCAGTGAGAAATCTGTAGGGCTTAGAGTAAGGGTTAGGTCTACATAATTTGGAGTAGCCTTAATAGCAAAACCCTCGACAAAGCCATTAAAAGAGCCATTAAACATATTAATAGGTAGGTCATTAATTACTATCGGCTCACCAAAAAAGACGTTTATAAGCTTATTTCGTTCGGCATCGGGCAGCTCTGAGTTATCTAATCTAAAGGTAATGCTCTGTAGCTGCTCTCGAGGGATCGCCCGGAGGCCAAGCTCTCGATCCATTAAATCCTCTACATCGGTTAGGTTATGGAGGTTAGTAGTAACGCTAAGCTGATAGCGGCCATAGTTAGCGATCGAGTCAGCATCGAGGGCCGTAGCTTGGCTGTTGTAGTTATTGCCATAATTAAATACCAAGGAGTTACGTATCTTGCCTATTTGTAGGATCGTTTTAACCGTAGAGGGTACGGCGTAGTTAGCCGAGATAGTCGTATAGCCGTTAGTGGATAGGTACTGTGTGCGGTGGTCAGTATCGGCATAACACACTCGCCCGGCTTTGTCCTCGTAAATCGCCCCTTGTGCGCTTTGTGCTATCTGAGCGCATAAGTTATAGCTGCTCGTAGGCTCGGCTCCTCGAGCGATCATCTCGTAAAGCCCGGGCTGATCGATCTCGCCTAGTCCTACGTTTTCTGCATTGGCCCAAGTAGTCGTAGGGTCGTAATCGATCCACTCAAGCGCCGGAGCTACCTCAAACCACGAGTTAATAAGTAGCTCGTTAAGTACGTCGTAGATTTGGTTGCCGTCGTAGTCTTTAGCCAAGGCATCCGGGAAAAGGGCTTTAGTAAGCTTAGATAGAGATCCTACGGCTAATATATTACCGATCGTTATAAACCCAGTTTCCTCAGGCGAGCGCACCGAGATACCAAAATCGGATACTTGGCCGCCAAACATAGGTACGTATACGCCCGAGCTATTCTTAAGCTCTAGTACTAAAGCATCGGTTACATCAATATCAAAAGCGGAGTTATCTACGTTTACGATTTCCATACGAGCGTAGCCTGCGTTGCATTGTAAATCTATATCATCGCGGCCAGTGGCCATATTTACGGCTAGGACGTTATCGTAAACTGTAGTGCCTACCGTAATTCTCCACTCCGGTAGCCAATTACTCATAGTACCTACCTGAGCCTCGGTTTACTGAGGTGCCTCGATAGGTAGACTGATTAAGTACATCCTCTACAGCTCTAGCTATAGCTTCAGGATCACCGATACCGGCGTTAATAGTTACGTTTGTGCCGCCGTTGCCAAAACCGCTAGCAGCTTCAGCTCGTCTAATGGCCGCCTCTTGAGTAAGTGCTGAGGTGTAAGGTGTCTCGATAAGAGTAGGAGCAAAAGGTCCCATAGTCGTAGATGGAGGAGTAGTAAGGTAAGGCGTAAAGTTAGGTATAAACTCTTTAGGAGCACTAGATCCGATCCCACCTAAAGCCGCTGCATATTCTTTAAGGGATTTTAGGCGAGCCGCATCGGCCAAGGCTTGAGCCTTAGCTACTCGATCGATCATAGAAAGCTCAGCAGACTCAAGTAAAAGGCTATTTGTCTTAGCTGCGTTATAGGTATTACTGAGAGAGGCTAGGCGAGCGATCTCGGTTAGTTGGATCTGTACGCGCTCGCTGTAAGCCTCTTTAGCCATTAGGGTACCG